TCCGAAAAAATAGAGTCTAGTTCTTCAATCGAAACATAGCAGTGACCTGTCCCACTGATAGGTGCAACTGTATTAATTCTCGCAGCCAAAAGTCTGGCCTGGACAACATTATGGACGGGTTGGTTCAAAAAACAAGTAAAGGTGTTCGCCGCCGTTTGACCAATCGTATCAACCGTGATTGTGTGATATTCATAGTTGAGGTCTGGGATCATCTCTGTTGGCGATGTGATGAGAGCCATTTATAGTTAGTTTAGATTAAAGATCCACCGATTCCTTCGGCAATCTTGTAGGAAGCGTGGTCACCCACAAGCTTTTGGGCGCCACAGAGACCACCTGGGGTGAGGCTCTTTGTGTAGGGGCTGTCCTCCTTACCCGACCCTGGTACACATTCCATGCGGTTCTCGAGATCGAAGATGGATTTGTCACTGACAATCTCGATCTTGATTGGCATGGGCTGGTATCTGCTGCTTTTCTTCATGATACCTAGGACGGATATGATTGAGAAAAGTATGACGATGGAAGTGAGAGCATTCCTGTTGGTCTTATTGAACTTGAACATTTATAATGTATCAACATTTTTTATAAACTGCGTTAAAGGTAATTTTTTTAGTTTCTACATAAAGAGTAGATGGATGAAGAAATAATCATCGACCGTGGACACACGACTGTTATGAAATTAGATGCCGACGAGCAAGCCCTTATGGATGAAATTGAAATTTCAACCCCCCGTCCCCAGCCTGTACCCAGACCCGCTCCTTATCGACCCCATCGACCCATGCACCAAGAACAGGAAACGATGGATGCCTTTGTAAATCCCAACAAGCAAACGGCCCCAAGGCAACCTATGCAGGAGGAAGAGATTGATTACGGTGAGGACGAACCAGTATTTTACGACGACGAGCCCCAGATGGGGGAGGGTCCATCAGGTGAGCAACCCTCCAAGGGGTACACCTCGATTGACGAGGAGAAGTCAGATCTCATAAACAAGTTGACACGCTTGGAGAAGAAGGGGTTCTCTGTGAATAAGCGCCTCAACGCATACTCAAATGTTGAGGAACTTAGGGCTGAGGTTAAGAGGATTACCTACAGCATCGATGTGGAGCAGTCAATTCGGTTTTCTAGGCGTATGCTTGTGGCGTGTGTGACTGGCTTAGAGTTCCTCAACAAGAGGTACAACCCCTTCGAGATTCAGTTGGAAGGGTGGTCTGAGTCTATCATGGAGAATGTAGACGACTATGATGGTGTATTTGAGGAGCTCTACGTCAAGTATCGGTCAAAGGTCAGCGTAGCCCCAGAGGTCAAGCTCATCATGATGTTGGGTGGTTCGGCGATGATGTTCCACCTGACCAACTCGATGTTCAAGTCGGTAATGCCCAACATGAATGACGTGATGAAGCAGAACCCCGATCTCGTGAAGAATATGATGAATGCCGTCCAAAATACGACACGGAACCCCGGGGGACCGGCCACAGAGGCCCCAGTTGGTGGGACAGGGCAGTACGAGATGCAGGGCCCAGGTCTAGACATTTCTAGTTTGATGGGGGGCATCATGATGCCCCCACCACCCCCAATGAACACGACCCCCGTCGTCCAAGAAGAGGAGGACATTTCCGATATCATGTCCATCTCAGGTGATTCCACTGGTGGTGAGGTGAAGGAGGTCAACGTGGGGGCCACAAAGGCTAAGAGGACCAGACGAAAAAAGAAGACTGAAATTAATCTCTAAATAATATATAAATGATAGCGTACTGTCCGCTTGAGGAGGTAGATCCTCCTGTCCGACATCAGAAAGTTGTCGAAGAACCGGTGGCCAAGGAGCCAACGGTTGGTCGCGAAGAAACTGAAATGAATTACGTCATCATGGGTTTCATTGTCGGCGTGATTATTCTCGCCGTCTCTGATTCCATCAGGGCGTAAATGTAATAAATCTACCGAGGGGTTTTCCCCCAATGTAAATTTAGTATGTGAATGTTGCGTGTGTAAGAGACCCACTCTTTATAGATACCAGGTTACCACTGGTCGATGATATGAGTTCCACAAAGATGTCAAATTTATATTTCCGTGGGGTTCCCAAATTGGTCAAAAAGAGTGGTTGAATTGTGATTGAATTTCCGGTAGTAGTTACTGAAGAACTCCACGGATAGGCGGTTCCCACGTTTCCAAAAATATTCTTTGTACCGATTGTTATAGCCGTACCTGGTGTTGTCCCATCACTCGTACCACCATTTATTTCAAGAATTAGGGTGCTCATGTTGTCTTTGTCTTCATCGTACTCCCTCAAAGAAGCTACAATCTTCGCATAGAATGCACCATTTCCAAAGGTTAGAGTCTTCGTATTATTCCCACTTGGGGAACTCTGTACTATTACATTTGAATACCTCTTACAGGCCACCTGCCCAGAGTTAGTGATCATACCACCACCAACGTGAAGGTCGGTCTGTGCGAGTGACCCCCCTAAACCGATAGCGACCTGTTCACCAAGATCGATAAGACCCTTGATAACGAGATCCCCAGAGACCTCTACATCACTTTCTAGGAACAACTCACCAGAATGGGGGGTGATGTACACATTACCCGACACATCACCATGTATGTCTGATGTCCCCGCGGTTGTTTTAAGTTGAATGACAGCATTGCTTGAGGAATGTTCAACTTGGGCCGTACCATTGTAGACGTGGAACTTTTCGGTTGGTGCCGAAGTCCCCACACCCACGTTACTGGTATGTATGACGTGGAGGCCATCACTTTCGGCGCCATTGTTTACACCACCCAAGACTGTACCATGTATACTTCCAGAACTGAAGCCTCTGAGGTACCCACCATAGTTGGCGTTTGTATTGAGGAGGATACCAGTCTTTGTATTGGTCCCGGGGCTCTCAAGTTTGAGAACATCGATATCTGTCGTGACCCCCGAGTATATGTGTACATTTGTGGAGGGTGAGTTTGTACCGAAACCTATGAGGCCCTCGTGCGTGAAGCGTAAAAACTCTGTCGCGGTTCCACCAGTTCTATTACGGAAGGTCAGGTCGGTGTCTTCTACTGTCTCTATGATACCAGGGCCGTACCATTGTAGACGTGGAACTTTTCGGTTGGTGCCGAAGTCCCTACACCCACGTTACTGGTGTGTATGACGTGGAGGCCATCACTTTCGGCGCCATTGTTTACACCACCCAAGACTGTACCATGTATACTTCCAGAACTGAAGCCTCTGAGGTACCCACCATAGTTGGCGTTTGTATTGAGGAGGATACCAGTCTTTGTATTGGTCCCGGGGCTCTCAAGTTTGAGAACATCGATATCTGTCGTGACCCCCGAGTATATGTGTACATTTGTGGAGGGTGAGTTTGTACCGAAACCTATGAGGCCCTCGTGTGTGAAGCGTAAAAACTCTGTCGCGGTTCCACCGGTTCTGTTACGGAATGTCAGGTCGGTATCTTCTACTGTCTCTATGATACCGCGGGATGGTGTTGTACTCGTGGAGAATATATCCATCGAACCTGTGATGATTTTCTGATCCTGGGGAAACTCGAAACCACCGTTGATGAAGAGCTTTGAGTTTCCACCTGGGTCAGTGGAGGTACCGATGAGCACACGATCTTCATTGATGGTCAAAAGGCTGGACACACCCGTGCCATTCGTAATGGCTTCTTCAACTTGAGACTGATTTAAACCAGCTGAATCATACGTCTGGAATTCGTGCAGTGGAGCGATACTTCTAATTCTATCTGGACCACCGGCACCCGTAGTTTCATTACCTTTGAAAATTACAAGTTCAGATTTACCGTCGATATTATATTGCCTCTCCCGAATAAATGTATTTGAAAATTGATCTGTATCGACACCACCAAATGTAAGTTGATGTCCCAAAACGACATTTCCATCTACTTCAAGTTTACCACGGGGTACATCTGTACCTATCCCAATGTTACGTGTACTTCCATCTATGTACAGACCCACATTTGTGGAATCTGAAACCTCATCTTCATTCCTCGTAATCCTAAAATCGCGTACCCCCGTTACACCGACGGACCACCCTCGGGGATTACTATCATGATCTGATTGAATGAAGGATGTGAAGGAGTTGCCCGTTATAAGGTCGGTTTGTGCGGCTATAATCGCATCACCGTACCCAGTTCCATGTTGGTTATGAACAAGTATACCATTTTTCCTCGCATTTCCAATGCCCGTCCCTATAACTTCGAGGTGTGCATCTGGGGTGGTTGAACCTATACCCACCCGCCCATCACTTCGGAGGGTGAGGATGTCCTTCTCATCCGTATAACTTTCATCTGTGAGGTAGATGTCTAGTTTTGTTTTGGATTTTAATGAAGTGTCATCGAACTTCCCAATTTTGAAAGTTGCCCTCACACCATCATAGGTTCCACCGACCCCCTCCCTCGCCAGGTGCATCACGTTTCCGAGATCGGTGGCACCTTGAATGGGTGAGGTATTCGTTACAACTAGGGGTGTCCCCAGGTGGCTGTACCCATTTGAATTGGTGACTGGATTATTAAAAAACACTGTACCACCCGAGGTGTGAAGGAGACCTTTGGGGGTGGCCGTCCCCACACCAACATTACTGGATTCTAGGATGGTCATTTTTGGTGGACCCATCGTGGATGTTGTACTCGCATAGAAGTTGAGACCCTTCCCCGAACCGACGACGTTCTCAATTTTAGTTTGTTTAAGTGCAGGGTCGGCATAGGACTTCATATAGGTTTGGGCATTTCCAAATATGGCTGCGTTACTTCCGTTAATTTTAAGGTTTCCCCCAATGGTGAGAGCCTCCGAGGGTGCCGTGTTCGCGATACCCATTTTACCATCTGCCACGATACGCACCCGCTCGGTATTTTTAGTTTTGAATGATATGTTTTGAAAATCGGGTGTCAACTTTGCACCCGAAATATCTATAGAGGATATGTTAGAGGCTAGGGGTCCCGCGCGAATAGATGCAACATTTGAGTTTGTATCTTCACCGTCAAAATCGGCGTGAATGATGATATTTTCAGAGGCTGTTATACCAGTCGCACCCTCCATAAAGGACAGGTCCGTAACCTGAATTGATTGGGTAATGAGACGACCAGTGACCAAGTTACCCTCGATGGTCATGATATTGGCACTCGACGCGTGAACGTTTACAAAGAGTTTGTCACCGATAGACAAACTGTCTGTTGGTGCGGTGTTTGAAATACCGGATGGTAGTGAACCAGTGGTTTGGATACCTTGGGCTTGAATATTCGAGTTTACGAGCATGGGTACATCCGCATCGGCGTCGAGGGTGATTAGGTTACCGACTGTTAAACCATTGTCACCAATTCTCAAACCCTCAAAGTATCCATACCCATTGGCGTGAAGTAGGTTGGATGTTCCAGCTGTATCATCTATATAGAGGTTTGAACCCACTGAAAGTGAAAAATCTGGTGAAGTATTTGCTATACCAAAGTTATTTTGTGTATACAGTTCACCGTGTACGTAGAGGTTTAGAGTGTTTGAAGTATCAAATGTAAATGTCTGTGTTTCGGGTCCACCGAATGTCCTCGACAAATTGAAATTCTTATCGGAGTGGGTGTAGCCGACAAAGAGGTTTGCTTCATTTGGTTGGTCCACCATGAGTAAAGCTGTGTCGTAGGTTCCATTGTTCCCCGTACCCATTTGAATAACGGCATTAGAAACGACCAGATTATTGACACTCGTATAATCGGGAGCTTCTGTGATTGCCAAGTTTCCAAAGAATTCAACGTCTCCAAAAACTCTGAGTATTCCATCTTGAACAACTACGTTACCATTTTTGAAGACGGCTACATTAGAATCAGAATTTGGATCAACTTCGGTTCCCACCACAAGTTGCGTCCCGACGGTGACGTTTGTTGAAAATGTATTACCACCTATATGGAGTACGTTAGAGTCTGAAGAATCCGCCACCAAATTTTCACCTACCCGAAATGTGCTAGATGTTTTAAGATTGGTTGAAAGTGTGTTCCCCGTAATGATAAATAAATTTTCAGTTCCATCGTTCGTATCGACGACAACCTTATCAGCCCCTGCTTTTTGGATTTCAAACGTTCTCGTTGGATTGAGGGTTCCGACCCCCATTTTATCATTGACGACAACACGTTCTGTGCGTATACTTTTATTGACATCCAACACAATCTCCTGACCAGCATTCATAAATAAATCTGCACCAACTGAGAAACTCTTGGTTGGATTTGAATTTGAAATACCGATACGACTTACAACAACTTCATCGGCTTCAATTTCACCTGTAATAATTGCTGAAGCAGTGGTAAGAACCTCCTGCTCTATTGGGTCGGCATCTAGACTGGCGACATATACCTGGTCAAACCTGACTGTTCTTCCCATTTATATTAGTTACCAAATAAAATTCCAGCCATTCCATTTTTGATCCTCAAAACATTATAGTTTACTGCATGAATATAGAGTTCCTGACCAGCTGGTCTGAGACTTCCCTTTTCAACCCCCCTGAGTATAAGCTTTGCGTTATCTATACGACTAAAATTACAGGTCCCAGATGGATTATAATCTGATGCATTTAAACAAAAGTGATACGCAAAGTATCTCGTTTGGAATAAAACTTCTGTCGTGTGTACAAAATCAGATGTCCCGAATTTAGATTTATAATAATTTTGAATGGTGTGAAAGTACATAGGGCTCATATCCTCGAGTAAGGGTGTTCCATTTATATGTATATCACCGGTGTGAAATGTAAAACGATCATTGGCGAAATCGTTATTGAGGGCGTTAAATCCGAAGAATATAGACTTCACTGGGTGGTTGAAACAGGACAAATCTAAACTATTATCACCACCTTGTTGGATGGCGTGATCTGAAACTGTTTCAAGTGGGTACTCAACACTTTGTACCTGTGTGATTACGAAATCCATTTGACGTGTAATCATTTGTTCCCTCTCATCCTTGTCTAGATAGATGTAGTTTCCATAGACTTTGATTTGTTTATTTTCATCCGATACACCAACAAATTGTGCATTATCAAATTGTATTTTAATTTCAACTTTGTGATGTTGAAGTGCCAAAAGTGGGAGAAAAGCTCCATGGTCACAAAAGAAAAAGTGGAATGGGAGGAAACTTGGGTTAGATGCCGAAACCTTGTTGGTCAATTCCTGTGACTTTACGTGGGTATCCGCCAGATAATTGGGCCATATATCACTAAAGTAGTCATAGGGTTGGGAATCTACCTTTTGACCACCGATAAAGAGATTGACCGTGGAATTGTAAAAAAGATTGGATGATACAGCGTTCCCTTCACACCATATACCATTGATGATATCACCCAATACTGGAATAGTGATTGTATTATCTGTATCGTTTATAGATTTGAGATATTTCGGGGCTTGTGAAAAGTTGGTGTGCCTC